CGGACGCGTTCTACATCATTACAGATGTACCAAATGGTATGAAGTATTTTGAAAGAGCACCTATCACAACTAAAATGGAAGGTGACTTCGATACTGGAAACGTAAGATACAAAGCTAGAGAAAGATACGTATTTGGCGTATCAGACCCTAGAGGTATTTTCGGCGTAGAAGGTGCATAATACTTACTAAATTAAAATTAAAAGGGGGCTTCCGAGCCCCCTTTTTTTATGATAAAGAAGAAAAGCAACCATGAAAAATTTCCGTGTACAAATCAGATCTAGAGGTTATTACGCCGATTTTAACCTTACATCAGAGGATAATGATACAGCCTTTGAAAATGCACTAGTTGACAAACTAGGACAAAATGATATTGTATGGGAAAAAGATGGATTTAGTAATCCGTTTAAAACTTGGATAACCTATGAGGAGGTTATAGATGCAACTACAAGTCAGGGACTTATACAAGCAGAAGAGGAGTCTCGAGACAGAATGGGCGGTTCATCAGCGAGATAACCAAAGGTACACTTTGGATATGGTTAGGATTGACAACAAAATTAGAGAAGTTGTTAATCAGATTAAGCAAGAAGAAGCTAAGATTGCTAATCTAACTAATAAGATAGACGATGCAGCCCCCGAAGTTTCAGTAGCTACTTAGTAAAAAGCTACACCGCGAAAATCGCAACTTCATCACGGGCTCTCTTGCACTCTATAAAAATCTACTATATAACAAACTCACTATACAATTATTTAAGGATTATAGACGCGTATAGTCGACGGCCTAGAGACTATAATCTGTAAACTAGGAGGATATAATTATGGCACAAACTACGTTTTCAGGACCAGTAAAATCTTTAAGAGGATTTGTTACTGCAGGACCTGATTCGATTGTTAACATCACAGCAGAAACTACTTTAACTTTTGCTGCTCACGCAGGTAAAGTTATTAAAGTAAATGATGCAGATGGAGCAATCACACTTCCAACAATCAAAGCAGATAGCAAAGGTGGCACTGCTGGAGACAATGACCCTAATGCACTTAATCATTTAGGTGCTGTCTACAAATTTTTTGTAGGCACAGATTGTTCGGACTGCGATATTAAAACAGACGGAACTGACAAATTTGTTGGTCACGCAACTGTTGTTAACGTAGCAGACGGAACAAACAGTTCATTCGTACCAGCATCAGCTAATGATGTTATCAGCATGAATGGTGGAACTACAGGTGGCGACAAGGGTAGTACAGTTACTATCACGGCACTTGAAGATAATGTATATTTAGTAGAAGCTGTGTTAATCGGTACAGGTACCGAAGCAACACCTTTTGCAAATAGTTAATAGATAAGTGGGTGGGAAAATTTAAGACTTTTTGATCTTAATACCCACCCGCCCTAATAAGGAGATAAAAAATGGCAACATCAGACCAACAGTTTTCTTGTAGAACTTCTGACGGTAGATTTGGTAGAGCAACAGACGCAACAGATGCGTTTATAGCATCAGCAAGAGTAACTTATATTCAAGCTGAAGGCGTTGCGAATAGTAATGTTAAAATCTACGATGGAACAGATGCAACTGGGGCTTTAGTATTCGAAGGTAATTGCGGAACTGAAGGATTAGACATCTACGTTCCTGGAAGCGGTATAAGATGTAGAACTGGTATATATTTAGATTTAACAAATACAACATCAGTTACTATTGGCTACACAGGCTAGGAGGTTAAATGGCTAACACTACCTCGGGTACGACAGTATTTGATAAAAATTTTTCTATTGATGAAATCATAGAAGATGCATACGAAAGAATTGGTCTTCAGGGAGTATCTGGATATCAATTAAAAACTGCTAGACGTTCTTTAAATATTATGTTTCAAGAATGGGCTAATAGAGGTTTGCATTATTGGGAGGTTGGTAATAACGACATTACTTTAGTTAATAACCAAGCTGTTTACACTATTTTTAGATCAACGGGTGATGGTACATCTGATGCCACAGCGATTTATGGTGTTGATGATATTCTAGAAGCTGTTTACAGAAACTCTTCAAGTGTTGATTCACCCCTTACAAAAATTAATAGATCTACATATCAAGCCTTATCTAATAAGACAGCTACAGGCACACCATCACAATACTTTGTACAAAGATTTATAGATAAGATTACAATTACTTTGTATTTAACACCAGGTTCTTCAGAGGCTGGTAATAAATTAAATTTTTATTTTGTAAAAAGAATACAAGACGTTGGTGATTATACCAATGCAACTGATGTGCCTTATCGTTTTGCACCTTGCATGGTTTCAGGTTTAGCCTTTTATCTAGCACAAAAATATGCTCCACAAAGAGCACAAGAAATGAAATTATATTATGAAGATGAATTAAATAGAGCATTAACTGAAGATGGTTCATCTACAAGCACGCATATTACTCCTAAAACATACTATCCGGAGGTAGGTTAATGGGTAGATTTGCATCAGGTAAATACGCAAAAGCAATATCAGACAGATCTGGATTAGAGTTTCCATATACAGAAATGGTTAAAGAATGGAACGGATCTTTTGTGCATATATCTGAGTATGAAGAAAAACAACCACAGCTTCAACCCAGAGCAAAATCAGCTGACCCTCAAGGTTTAAATAGAGCTAGACCAGATAGAACAGAACCAGCGACACCTAATTTATTACCCGGCAATCCATTTAGTTTAACTTCAGGATCAGCAGATGTGACTGTAACAGAGCCTAATCATGGTAGATCTAATAGCGATACCGTTAGATTTAGAAATGTTAATGGAAGTCCTGGTGGATTAGCATATACTGTATTTGAAAATGCGTCAGGATTTAGTATAAGTAGTGTAACAACAAATACTTATGTATTTGGCGCTGGATCAAATGCAACGGTAACAGAAGAAGCAGGAGGAATGACAGTAACAGCAGGACCAGTTACTCAGCAAGCATAATGGCAGGAATTAGTTATACCACTCTAGTTACACAAATTAGAAATTACACAGAAGTAGATTCAAATGTTTTATCTACAGATCAATTAGAGAATATTATTTTAAATGCGCAATATAGAATTATGCGTGACATTCCGATTGATGCAGACAGAAAACAACAATCAGGAAATTTAGTTACAGGACAAGAAAGCATAAATGCTCCTGGAGGATCACTATTTATTAGAGGTATTCAAGTTTATGATTCTACGAGTGCAACAACAGGTGCAAATACTTGGTTAGAAAAGAAAGATGTTACTTATTTACAAGAATATGTTTCGTCAACAGAGTCTGCAAAAAGAGCTAAACCAAAATACTATGCTTCTTTTGGTGGTGCCACAGGAGATGGTGATACTAATTCTGGACGTATATTTTTATCTCCAACACCAGACAGCACCTACAAATTTAGAGTACACTACAATAAGATGCCAGCTACTTTGGCCTCAGATAATACCACTAATTACATCAGTTTGAACTTCCCAAATGGCTTACTATACTGCTGTTTAGCAGAGACTTATGGCTTCTTAAAAGGCCCAGCAGATATGTTGACACTTTACGAAAACAAGTATAAACAAGAGGTACAGAAGTTCGGTGGAGAACAAATCGGTAGAAGACGTAGAGATGATTATACCGATGGTACAGTAAGAATACCGGTTAACTCACCAACACCATAAGGAGATAAAAAATGGCAAACACATCAGCGATATGTTCAAGTTTTAAACAAGAACTTTTACAAGGTAAGCACAGCTTTGAATCATCAGGCGGTCATACTTTTAAAGTTGCATTGTTTGATAGCGACGCTACATTAGGAGCTTCAACTACAGACTATTCAACGTCTGAAGAAATCACTAATACTTCTGGAACTGCATACACAGCAGGCGGAGCTACATTAACAAACGCAGGCGTTTCTTTATCTTCAACGACAGCCTTTACAGATTTTTCTGATGTCACTTACACTTCAGCAACGTTTACAGCAAACGCTGCTTTGATCTACAACACAACAACTAACGGTGGATCAAGTACAACAGATGCAGTTTGTGCGATTGCTTTCGGTGGAGACAAAACTGCAACGAATGGAACTTTTACAATTCAATTCCCTACAGCAGACGCTACAAACGCAATCATAAGATTAGCATAGGAGGACCACCATGTCGGTTCAATCAGGATGGAGTAGATTCACCTGGGGTCAAGCGTATTGGAACCGTGATGCATTACTAGCAACCGGTTGGGGTGCAAAAGCATGGAACGATGGTGAGTATGGTAATCTTGCAGACGAAACTGTTTCACTAACTGGTGTATCTTCTTCTTTTTCTATTGGTTCAGTTACCATAGTAAGCACAAAT